TCAGATGTGATGACCGAATACAACAAAGGTGCCGCCTGATGACTACTCTCACCCTTCAAGTTACCGAAGTTCGATTTGATTTTGATGACTTAGACTTCACCCCCGAAGAACAGCAAGCAGTTCTAGATGATGTGCTTGGTAATGTCTTTGAGGTTGAAGTTGATGATGGTTATGATGATGAAGTTGTTGCCGATGCTCTAGTTGAAGAGGTGACAGATTATGCCGGTTGGTGTGTCTGTTCTCTGGATTTCGTTCACGTTCTTAACACTCACTAAACAAACAAAATGACACTCAACAAAGCACAATTTCAACAACTCATTGATAACTATGCCAACCATATTATCGAAGGTTTAGATATTGATTCCATGGAGATTATGCTCTTTGACCTAATCACCGCAGAGTATGCAGACTATACTGAAGAACAGATTATTGCTGAGATTGATGAACTTTATGGTGAGGAATTTGCTGCTGATTTGTTAGAATCTGCATCTGATGTGCCAGTGGCATAAGTGGCACAAGGGGGGTTGCGGTTCTCCTCAATCCCTGATATATTACATTCATACCAAGCAACCCCACCAAATGCGTAAGATCGAAACCCTGATGAACGCTGCCATCACCAACGGTCGCAACTTCTCCAGCGGCAATACTACCGTCACTCACGAAGATGGCGTGGCAATTGTTACTCTTCACGGCAACAAGATTGCTGAGATTGGTGATGATTTCGTCACCCTGTTTGATGGTGGTTGGCAGTCTAATACCACCAAGTCCCGCCTGAACGCTATTCTTCAGGTTCACGGGATTAAGGGTGAATGTGTATTCCAAAAGAACTGGAATTGGTTCGTTCATAAGTTCATCGGGCAGGCAGGAACTTCCCCCGTGTTTGTAGAGAAAGAGTTCGAAAGTGGGATGGTTCTGGCATAGAGTGCCACTCGGGGAACTGGCACAAGACCCCTTGAGTTCCCCCCGTATCCGTGCCATACTACATTCATAAGCAACCCACCCGATGGATCTCCTCAACCTCCTCCTGTCCGAACTGACTGCCAACGGTGCTCGGGGCAATCGGTTCGGAAACACCGCTGAAGATGTGTTCCACGTGTCGCAGTTGATGTCTGCGATCTCCGCATCTTGCAGCAGGTCTGATCTTAAAGAGATTCAGAAGTCTCTGAACATTCATACTAAAGTTTGGGACAAGTTTCTGCAGATTCTGAATGATTCGCGGATTAAAGTTCTGCGTGATTCTAACTACAACCTGCCGTCTTCGTACACTGCTCTGTATGCCCTTGTGGCGATGAATGATGAGGAGTTTGAATCGTATCTACAGGAGACTGTGCTGAATGAATCTACTTCTTCCCGTTCTATCCTGACCTGGACTCAGAACTACCGTGCCCTGTGCCAGTTGGTATAGTGGCACACGGTTCCCCCAAATGCCCCTCCTGACCCCTTATAATAACAGTATGAAAAACACCCACCTCGACCACCCTGAAGATTCTATCCTGAACGGGGACCTGACCGTTCTGGATTGGTTCGTGAATCCTGGCACCTTAAGTGTAAAGATTGACGGTGCTCCTGCTATTGTTTTCGGCACCAATCCTGCCACGGGAAAGTATTTCGTGGGGACCAAAAGTGTATTCAACAAAGTTAAAATCAAAATCAATCACTCTCATGAAGAAATTGATGCAAACCATCAGGGTGAAGTTGCGCGTATTCTTCACGCTTGTTTTGATTATCTTCCTCGCACAAGTACTGTCTATCAATGTGATTTTATTGGGTTTGGTAATTCTGATGAGTATACTCCCAACACGATCACTTACAAGTTTCCTGAAGTAGTTTCTCAGCAAATCATCGTTGCTCCGCATACCTGCTACTTTGCAGAATCTGATTTGCGTGATGCTGTGGCAATGCCTGACCGTGCAATCTGGAATGATAATGACTTCGTGAAGTTTGTCAAACCAGATACTTATATCCTTCACAATCAGGAGTCCTTCGCTGATGTTGAGGAGGTTGTATCCTTTGCCCGTCAGATGGCAACTACCGTAGCGTTTGTTTCTGACAAGCAAGCAGCAAAGATTAAGCAACAACTCAATGCCTGTATTCGTGCCGGTGATGCTATCATTGCCCAAGAGTTTGAGGATTTTAATTGTGACCCTAACCTGATTGGATTGTGGGCACTAGTGAAGTCAATCAAAGATGATTGTCTCTTTATCTGTCGCAATTCAGGTCCTGATGCCTATCTTGGTTATGACCGAATTGATGCGGAGGGTTATGTAATGTCTAATGAGTTTGGTATGTTCAAGTTAGTCAATCGTGAGGTATTCTCTCACGCAAACTTCAATCAGGGGAGGTTTCAGGTCGCATAAGCAACGCTGATGGTTCGGGGGGTTGACCTTCCCCCCTTCCCGTGCCATACTATGTTCATAAGGGAGGCAACGGTCCTCCCTCACAAATTAATCTCAAATGATCAACCAAACTCTCACCAAGTCTGTTATGGTTAAGGTCAATGGGTCCTGGAAGAAACTTCAGAAGGACGCAGAAGTTGCAACCCGATATACTTCCTGGAAGTCGATTAATCTTCTGATTGATTCAGTCCTGGATCAATCTGTGGATGATTATGCTATTCTTCACAAACCCTTCATTCCTGTTCTGATGTGAAATAATAGGGGGCAACTTAGCCCCTTTTTTTATACTTATCTTTTTTTATTTTAGAGCTGCCCCGGTGGCGACCGTTGGCATCAGCAGGGCGACCTTGCCCCTCTTTGGATTGTCCCCTTATTATAGGCACCCTGCAGCGCCTTCCGGAGGGGTCCTGTGCCACTTCTACAACTGACCCCAACCCATGGACCCGGACCCCTGATGCCCTATAATAAGTACATCGGAGGGGAGACCCACCGATGCTCAACTGTTCACCCTAATAACGAACAAATTATGACTAATTTCACTTCTATTGTCGAATCTCTACCCATCTACGAATGTTGGGAATCTTCAAAGCAAAGCATCTGGGAAGATAGCAAGTTCCAATCCTTCCGCAACATCCCATCCCCTAAGAGTAAGGGTAGTCAGGGTGAGAAGTTGGTTCAGCAACTGTTGCAGAGTCTGGGGCACAAAGTAACCAAACCTCTCAACTCTGATCATGATCGTGTGATTGATGGTTACAAGACTGAGATTAAAGTTTCTACAACCTGGAACGAAGTTCTTAACAACTGGACCTGGCAACAGATTCGTGATCAGGATTATGATCGCATCATCTTTGTAGGTATCAACCCCGATGAGATCTTTGTATGGTGGGCAACCAAAGAGGACCTCTACCAAAATATCATCGGAAACGATAGCAAGCGGCAACACGCTGGCAAGGATGGCGGTCAGGAACTTTACTGGATTCAGGGGTCTGCAAAGCAGACTTGGTTCCGGGACCTTGCCACTTTCTGAACCGGCACATCGGGTGCCTCTGGCACCCTCTCCACCCCTTATAATTGATTCATACCAAGCAACCCAACCGATGCGAATCGAAGTCCGCTACCAGACCCCCTACGGCGAGTGTGAGTGGCGCTCCCAGTGGTTCCCGACCCTTGATGAGGCAGAGCGGATGGTGACCTTCTACCGCTCCTGTGGGTCACCCTCCCACATTGCCCCCAGCAGTCTGGCACAGTTCGCCCACTTGGCATAGTGGCACATCGGGTGCCCCTGGCACCCTC